GATGCTAGTGGTAATAATGGGTTTAGTAAGAAGGTGGGCGGTGAATAGTATGGCTAAACTCGAAGAAATAAACAAGAAAATAGACNCTTTGCAAGACGATGTTTCAGTTATCAAGATTCATAGTGAGTACACTAGAAAGACATTAGAAGGTAACGGTAAAAAGGGATTAATTCAACAAGTTCAAGAGAATACCGAATACAGATGGAAAATAATCGGGTTCGGTTCAGCAGGTTTAATAATCATAACAATATTAAACATATTTGGAGTAATATAAAATGGCATATGCGAACACAGCACAATTAGTTCATAATGCAGGATTTGCATTAAGAGTTGTAGACGAGAATGTAGGGGTTGGAACTGGGACAGCCGCAGACTTTGATTTAGACCATGGGAATGTGGTTGCAGCAACATATACCTTGAGTTATGCAACTACTGGAAGTAACACATTCACTGCATTAGTAGAAACAACGGATTATACTTTAGATAAAGAGAGTGGTAGAATCGTATTAACCGCTGCAGGAATAACCGCCTTAGGTACAAAAGTGTTATATGCAACTTATTGGTACTCTGACGATTTTAATGATGATGACATCGAAGATATGTTAGATTCTGCAAGTGACGAAGTTGATTTGTTAACCGGAAGAAGATGGACAACCGCAACAGCAGTCACAGAATATCTTGATGGTAAGAAAACTTCAACATATCCAACCACCGATGAGCCATTCATGGAAGATTGGGATGCTTATGATTATATGGTATTAAGATACTGGCCAATCACGAAAATCAATTTTGTATATTTCTTGAACGCACCAGAAGCAATTGGTAAGTTTTATAATTATGATGATAACCTTGCGACTTATACTAATAAGACCACAGAGATAAACTCATCAACAGAAGCACCATTCACATTATTCGCAGCAGTTCCGGTAGCAGATGATATTATTTACATAGGTTCTTCAAGTAGATTCTTGGGGTTACAAACTAATTTAACAACAGTTGGGACTGGTAGTCCAGTATTAGACTGGGAATATTACACTGCTTCCGGGTGGAGTGATTTGACAGAGTCAGAGATTGATGCAAGTTCTTCAACATTCAAAGCCAGTGGTAAGTTTGTCTGGAGTTATCCTTATGGTTGGGTAGAAACTTCAGTCAACGGATATTCTGCTTATTGGGTTAGAGCAAAAGTGACAACTGGTTACACTATCGCACCAATCATTGCAACAATGGCAATAGTCGACCCATTAAATACTATAATCGAACCTAGAGATTATAATTTCAAAATCAACGGAGAATTAACATTATATTCGAATCTAGTACCTAACGGGAAACAGAATATTAGGATTGATTATAATTATGGTTATGCAACAACACCGACTTATATTGTCGATTTAACAACATACATCGCAGCAGTTAAAGCATTCGTTAGACTTTCTGGGGGGTCGTATGATGATGCAACCTCTTACACTTTGGGTAGTAAGACAGTTAGCATTGGAGAAGCATGGGTNAACATCAGAGAAGTTATAGCACAATTTGAAAAGAAAATAGAAGACATATTTAATAAGATTGGTAGACGAGCGGATGTAAGAGCAATCTAATGGTAACCACAAGAATCAATGAACACGCAAGGATTAATCGAGATTTATTGAATGATGCAATAGTTCACATTTTCGGTAGAACATTGAGCATTCGAGTTGTAACCAGAACTTATGACGAGAATGGTCACATTTCTTCTATCTCAACTGCTGATACTTCGTTTGTTGGTGATTTACAATTTGGGTTAGACATTGACCAAAGGTATATCGAATCAGGATTAATTGAAACTGGAGAGGGAGTATTATATTTGCATCCGACTGCACTGACTACACTACCTCAAATTGGTGACCAAATAATAGACGTTAGTTCTGTTTGGGAGGTTGTTGGACAGATTGAAGCACCAGAGTTAGGTGGAGTAGTTTGTCATTATTCTTATCGTTGCAGAAGGCAAGTTAATACCTCTGACACAACATGAATATAGTCTATGAAGGGCAGGAATACGAGATAACCAATTGGGAAGAGTTCCAATTTAAATTATTAAGTGCCATTGCGTTCCAGATTGAAAGTAACATAATCCAACAGATTAACACTTTGGGGTTAGTTGATACTGGCGATTTTAAGAAACGGCTGAGAGTTTATGTGAAAGATAACGAGATTATAATTGAAAACTCGGCAGAATATGCAGTGTTTTTAGAGTATGGAACTTTACAATACTATCAAAACTATAAACCAGATTCGTTTCCAACATCGCCACACAAGAAAAAGAAAAATATGAAACCTGAGGAACGAAAGAAATATCCCAAAGGTGGACAACCATTCGCTCCAATACGTAGAGTATTGTATAACAAAGCCAAACTTAAACAAATAATCGATAAAGCAGTCAGTGTTGCATCAAAGTAGTTTTAAAATATTATTTAAATACTTCCACGCTATTAATTTATTGTCCAAGTTGGACTTTATAGGTTGTCAAGATGACATTAACCAAAATCGAACCCGCAACTATAATGATGAACTTTCTTCGAGGTAGATTGGTCGATGTCAACGCAGCACGTTCAGCTCTGGGAACAGCGTGGGTTTATGACGATTGGCCACGATTAACAGACTTGGGTGCAAACTCGTTTCCTAGAATCAATATAACTAAAATCGACGAATCATCACAATACTTGGGGATTTCTGATGACAATCAATATGAATCCATCATTTTACAAATTGATGTTTGGGCAAAGAAAGACCATTCACATTCTTATACACTTACTGACGAAGCATTGGGAACAATGGGTTCAACAGTGAACAGTAACAGATTAACATTCAATACAGTTCCAAATACAGTAACTAATATTAAACATAACGCCGTTGCATTTGGAACAATCACAAGAAAGGCAACAGATTCTTTATTCACTGCTCCGGCAAGTTTAGCAGCAGGGAATGTTGAATATTCGGCCGCAACAGGTAATCTTAATTTTTCTTCAGCAGATGTCGCGAGTTATGATGGCCAAGCAATTACTTCCACTTATATTATTGTGCTGGAAGGAGAGAAATTAGTTAGATGGATGTCTAGGCAAGTCATCAAATCGATTAGAAGTTATTGGAGGAGTGATTCGAATTTCACGGGATTGTTTTATCCAATCAAAATATCAGCAATCATAATGCCTTATGACGAAGAAACAAGGTTATATCGCGCAACCGTCGAATACGAATGTAGAGCATTGAACGTTGGCGAGGGATTATGAAGAAATACAAAGGCGTGAAAAAGGTTAATACTCAAACTGATTTTAAAAATAAAATCATGAAAAAGAGAACGGAGGAATAAAAATGGCAGTAGAATACTATAAAGGATTTGATACTTATGCAATATACGCAGCAGAGACATCTTATGGTGATGGGGCATCTTTATCAGGTTCAAACAAAATCGGAAAAGTTACAAGTATTAGTTATCAAATGACTAATGGAATGTTCAGAAGTCAAAGTCTTGGTGATGGTAGAAACGCAACCGTTGCTATCAATGGAGCATTTGATATTAGTGGAAGTATGGAGTTTGATGTGGACGATTTCACATTCTTACAATATGCTATCGGAACACTCGGCGGAACTGGGACAGCAGCAGACCCTTATGAATTAAGAGAATTGAATGATATAGGTTATGATGCAACTAACATTAAATCTATCGCATTACAATTTGGTAGTGAAGGTGATTCTAATGATGATGTTAACACCATTTCTGGGGTTGTGTTGAATGGGTTTACAATCACTGCAACACAAGGAGAGATATTAAAAGGTTCAGTTGATTTTGTTGGTAAGACTATTACAAGTTCAACTTCATTAACTGCATATTCAGCATCGACAACTAGGCCTTTTGTATTCCATCAAGCAAATGTAACAATTGGAACAGATAGTTTGCATTGCACATCTTTTGCATTTACAACTGCAAACAATCCTCAGACATATAGAAACTTGAATGATAGATTCATTGCGCAACCAACCATGGGGTTAAGAAGATATGATTTCACTATGACATTAAGAAAGAAATATGATTCAACAGCANGCGTTTTGAGTGCAACAGAGTTGAGAGATTTGTTTTATGGAACATCCAATACCCCAACAACTTCGGCAATTTCAACTGCACAAACAGTAAGTTTGGATATTACTGAAGGAGCCTCTACTGGTCACAGAGTAGCAAACATAGATTTAGAAAATTGTTACTTTGAGAATTGGAGTGAGCCAATCGCATTAGAAGAAGGAGTTATTGAAGTTACTGTTACAGGGTTTGGGTTAGCAGGATTAACTGATGGTTCGTATAAAGTCCCAATTCGATTTTATACCATCTCATGATTAGAAGAGTCTGGAGGGACTGAAACAAAATGAATGAAATAAAAATAACATTGGAAGCAGGAGAAGTTACAATCTCCACACCAAAAGGTGGAGTATTTGCAGACGCGTTTGAAGCATCAGACGATGGTGAAGGTAAACCTAATATGATTAAACTCATCAATCGTTTACT